GCTAATGGAACGAGGCGGTCTCCACTTGAGGCCTGGCAAGGACTAGGCATTTATGGTGGAGATGATGGCTTGACTGCTGATGTAGAGCCCAAGACCTATGAGAGAATGGCGAAAGCCATTGGTCAGGACTTAGCAGTTGAACCCGTCCTTCGTGGACACATGGGCGTTAAATTTTTAGCCCGTGTTTACGGTCCTGATGTGTGGGACGGTGACGACAACTCGTGTTGTGACTTGAAACGTCAGATTGGCAAGTTCCATTTGACGGTCGCAATTCGTAGTGACGTCACCAACAAAGACAAGCTCCTCGAGAAGGCGCGCTCGCTCTTGCTAACCGACCGCAATACTCCCCTTCTGGGAGAGTTTGCTGTTAGGGTTGAGCAGCTTCATGGTAAGCCAATAATGAAGGACGAGCGTACAAAGGCAATGCGGGCGTGGACGCACAGCGGAGATGATGCGCAATACCCAAATCGCCGAGCCGAGTGGATGCTTGGACACCTTAACAGCGTCTTGCCTGATTACCAATATGGCAAGTTTAAACGCTGGCTCCATAAGACAAACAGTGTGGAAGCATTGTTAGAGCCACCCCAGGGACAGCAAATGCCAGATGTTACTGGCGTGAAGAGCCCAGTCGTGGTGGACGGAGAATCGTACCCGTTAGGTGAACTCCTTGCTGAGCTGCCCCCGCGCGCTCCAAGGTGTGTGGCTAAAGCAGATAGCAAAGAACGCAAAACGGACGAGAAGGTGAGTGGGGAGGCGAGACCGGACGCAAAGGGGATTGGTTTGATTCCCAGCGAGTTACCGGCGTCGCCTGCGGCATATGTGCCACCTATGGAGAACAAAGCCTCGGCCAGGCCCAAAGTCTCCGTGGACGAGAACGGAAAGCCGCTCCGTGAGAGCGACCCGAGAGTCACTCCTAAAGAACGCTTCGAGAGGATCAAAGCGCGAAAAGGAGATGCATGGGTCGAAAGACCACCCAAGCCAAAAGCGAAAGGCGGGTGGCAGGCTCGCCAATCATAGGCGGGCCTTTACGCTGACATGGCTGGGCATTACCTTGGGTGCCCAGTTCGATAAACCTCGAAAGGGGGGAATCCGCATGCGGGACACTGTGCGTAATCAGTGCGTCCACCCTGAAAGTAGACCACGAAGAACCCGTCTACGTTCGCAGCTCCCCAACGACATTTCCATGTCAGCAAGAAAATCGAAGAAGAACTCCGCACGCGCCAAAGTAGGGCGTGCAATCAAAGCCGCTGGTAGAGTGGCACGCGTAGCTAACGGCGGCAAACGCGTAACGACCAGAAATGCCGTATCTAGTGCCCTT